CCTCCGCGCGAGACGACACCATACCGCGCGGAGCCGGTGGCGGGGGTGCATCCATTGAGTTATTGACGGGGAACAATGTGTTCTCCATCGGTTGAACAAGGGCCTTACCGAATCTTGTCGTGCTCTGGGGACGAAGCTCGTCGCTCACGTCGATCAATTGAGCGGGCGCGCCTCCACCGCCTCGGAACGGAGCGGTCCCATAAAGAACCGTGTTCGGCCTCGCCGGCAAATTCGCGTTCGAGTTTTCGGGGTACGTGAAAATTTCTTCACCCGGTTTCACGATGGGGACCACGCCTGTGTTAAGATTGCGAAGTCCAGATAGCTGCTGTGCCATTTACTCTAAGGGGATATTATTTTTAAGGGCCGCACGCTTGACAACCGAGGCCGAGTTCCGTCGATCCACGAGCGTTCGGGTCACACACTCCCGGGGTGTCCCGGCACAGTTTACCGTTTTTCGGCCCATACAGCGCCTCGGCGAAGGCTGTTTGCGATTCGAAGGGTGATGGCGCGCTGTAAAATTGTCGTCCAGCCGCCCTCCGCTGGTGCATAGGAAGCGCGGTGCGCGAGCGACCGCCGTCAAATTGGATGCGGTCTTCGGCGTGGTGCTTGACAAAATTCTTGACGGTCGGGTAATAACACGCCGTCGCCTCCTCGCCCTGGTGCGTCACGAGCGTGTTTCCGAACGGATTGTCCTCGGTAGGGAACCTACACTTCGGGGAAGTCTCTGAGACCGGCTTTTCCGCGCGCGCGGGTCGCCCGACGGTAATCTCCTCTTCGATCATACCGTTCTCGTGTAAAGTGTACAAGATGGCGAGCGCCATCACACCAAGCACGAATATCCTGGGGTCACGTCTGCTGAGGTAGAGCGCACAAGTTGCATAAATGATGAATCGCGAGGCGGCGTTCACGCGGTCCTCGGGCGTCTGCTTTTTGCTGGGCCAGAACTGCGTCACTTGGTCACCGCGCACGAGCTGCTTGAAATCGTCGAACCATACGATGGACATAGTTGGTCTCTATTACAAAACAACAACATTATTTCTTATCACCGAGTCCCAGTGAACCCATCATCTTACCGACCGCGCCCATCAAATCACTTTGTTTAAGATCACCCCCTTCGAGTGAGTCGGCGCACTCCTGCGCGACGTTCTCGATCACGGACATCGTCTCTGCCGGTAGCGAAGTTAACACGGCGCCGAGCATCGTGAGCGTTTGGAGGTATTGCCAGATCGCGTTTTTAGTACCCGCGCTGAGAGATCCCCAGTTACCTTCAAAGTCAATGTCTTTCAAACCTTCCACCGTCGCGAGATCAGAGATCACGGACTCGTCCTGGTTAGAAATCTTCGCCGTCAGCGGACCGATGCCCGTCATAAAGACCTCTACGACCTTACGCGAGTTCGCGCTCTTCATGAGTTCGAGGGCGGTCGTGGCCTTGTCGATCCCTTTCTCGTTCGGGAGACACTGCTTGAGTTCGCCGAGAAAGTTCGTGAGCATGTCGTTGAAAGCGGCGACGGAAGCCATGGTGTGTCGCCTGTGTATTACTAGTTCAGATGTTCTTTCCTTTAAATTGACGCAATCTATTTGAACGGTTCGAGTGAGATCTGCTCTTTTTGCCCAAGTCCGTTAGATACGATCACATACACAAGAATGGCGACGAGGGCGGCCGGTTTCGTGTATTCCACGAGCTCGCGAGGACCCTCGTTATTCAACTTTGCTTTGAAGTGGATGTATCCGGCGGTCGCCACACCGGCGATGAGGGCGGCACTGGAAGGGTCGCGAAGCATGTCGGTGATGTCGTTAGTACTCATTCGTAGTTGTTATATGACAAGATATTCTTCTATCGTCGGCGGATTCGCGCGTCCGGGGCACCGTCGAAAAGCGTCGGTTGTTGCTCTGGGACTGGTGTCTGTGGACGAGGCGGTGGGGTGGTGCCGAACTCGTTGATCACGGGCGGCGCCTGGGCCTGAGTCGGTGTCGGCGTCGGCGTCGGCGTCGGCGGTTGAGTGAATTCGGACGGGGCTTGCGTTTGCTCGGGAGGTGCTTCGACGGTCGGGATCGTCTTCATTTCGTTCTCAAGTCCCGCTGGGCCTTCCTCTCCGATGTCATCTTCATCTTCTTCTTCTTCAACATCTTCTTCGTCATCGTCTTCACTCTCGACCACGTCCGGGTCCTCGGTGTCGCCTTGGTCGGTGAGATCGATGTTCTTTTCGAGATCGTCGGCGGATTCACCGTTCGATGCCGTCATGTACGTCTCCAAGATCTCCTTAATAGGGATGAGCGATTTGACAGCTCGCTCGATGGCGATGCCGAAACGCGCTCGTAATTCCTCATCGCGTTTGTGCTGCGGTGCATCGTCGTGGAACACATAGGGATCGGCATAGAGGTTTTTTGCAGCTTCAATGAAGACCGTGTGAATGAAGATATCGTTCGTGGGCAACTTGAGTGAGATTTTCGCGGTATCCTGGCGGAGCCGGACGCTTGACATGATCTTTGTGGATGCCACGAAGACCGCGGCGAGCAAATCAGAGAAGTACGAGCACCGATCGATGATCGCGTCCGTGTGTTGTTTGATCATAGAGTTCGAGAAGTTCGGAACATCTTTGAGCAATGACTGGAAAGACACGAGGACCTTCTTCCCCTTGGACATTTTGCTCGCCTCGTTGTACATGGCATCGAAGGATTCGATGAGGTGCTCGCTGAGGCACACGCCAAGTTGATCGATATATTCTCGTCGAGCTTCAACTAAAACAGACATTTCGGTCATGCCTACTGGTATATCAATAACGCGCGAAATTATTGGGAGCCAATGACGCGCGCGTGACGCGGTCTCAACATGAGTCTTCTTCTGCGTGGTCTGATGTTGTTGTGGTCGGCGATCTTGCGCGAGATATGGACGAGCGCCTCAATCGATAGTTCTCCCTTCATCATATTTACTTGCGAGCACACGAACTGCACATTGCCTCTGACGTACCCCTTTCCGGCGTCGATCTGATCCGGGCTGATGTTGTACGGCCATTTTATGTGTTTCGCACTCGCGTTCACCGTCGGGTGGTTCTTGTCGCGCGTGAACGTCATCTCGATTCCAGAGAGTGCACATTTGCCGTCTTGGGCGTCGTAGATCGCGAACCAATCTTCGACTTCAATGTCGAACGGGGTGTTGTATTTCTTCGCGCGAGATTTCGCCTTGTTGAAAATATCCCTGATGAATACATGCGCACTGACCGTCTTTGACGCGTTCTCACACGCTTTACACCAGGACGCTAGTCCATCTGACGCGGTTTTATGGCTGGCGAAGCACGACGCCGGTTGAAGTTGTCCCGCTTTCGGACACTTCTTGTTCGAGCATTTCTTGGGTTCGGTCGATCTGGGATTATTTGCGCTCGAATATCTGGCTCGGTCATACGCTTTCTGACACGATTTGCAATGCGAGAAAAAGCGACCGTCTTTAAACGTGTAGAAATTCGTCAGAGGCTGGTCAGCCCCACCCTCGTTCACACAGTTTTCGCCTCTCGAACACCGCTTCGTTGGTACATCTTCTTCCATCTTTTGTTACAATGTTTCTATTCCTTTAAATACATCAATCTCGCCAGTCGCGGTCGATCTCCCTTACACTCTCTCAGCCATTTCCCGATCGACGTGGTGGAATTCGGCGACATAGGCGAGATCCGGCTTTTCTTTTCTTCTTCTAGTTTCGCCTTCACAGCCGCCACCTTCGCGTCCCTCTCAGCTCGTTCACGCCGCGCTTTGTCGACAAGCACGTCGCTCATCCATGTGTCAGGAGCAGAAAACGGTTCTCCGGCGACGCGAGCGGATCTAAAAGCTATCTGTCCGTCGACGAACCTGATCTGATCTGTCTCGAGCATTTTCCGCATGACGCACATAGACGACTCGGGGTCTCTCGCAAATTCCACGCCCGTTCGTCGTCTGCACGTTCGATAGGCAAAGGAAGCATCTATCTCAGCGCTAAACCCCGACACTGCCCGTACCCAAAGCGTCTTTTCATCGGCTCGTGCAGCGTAAACGTCCCCGTCGAGCGTACACCCAGTGCATATCCATTCGTTCTTCATGTGCGTCGCGAAATGACGACGGGTCTCCGGGTCGGCGTCGGTGTGGCCGGCTCGACCGAGTCATGAAATTTCACCACCGCTCGTCGTGCAGGCAGAAGCATCAGCACGTCTCAATTCATCGAGCAAGGTCCGCATCCGTTCGTGCTCGACACACGCCGCGCGAATCGCGAGCGCTTCACACGCTTCTTTGATTCGGCGTCGTCCGATGGGTCGCGCTCGGTACAGTGCGAAGATGAGCCAAAGGCACCCCAGCATCAACACTGCGATGAGCGGCACCATCGTCGGTCGCGGGTTTCGATTCGGCGACCCGTTCGATATACGCCTCGAGTGCGCGTTTCACGTCTGGACACTGTAGATCACTCAATCGCGTCTCACCCTCCCGTCGGCTCATCTCATCCCCCGCGTCGCGGTGTGTTCAAGATAGGATGGGATGAGGGGTACCATTGTCTAGGGTTTAGAGTCTATTTCCATTGGTTCGCCGCCTTTTTGAGGTTCACGAGCGAAGGAAACTCGAAGTCGTCGATGTTGACGGACGCCGATTCCTGTTGTGACTCGCGCTGCTTCTTCTCGCGTCTTCTCGTCTCTCGTGTCTTGGCCCAGCTGACGAAGATATCACAGTCGCCGATGCGCTCGACGGTAAATCCACCGCGCTCAAACTGCCGCGCGAGATATCTCTGAGCCGATGCCCTGTCGAATGCGGGGTATCCGAGAACAAAGGCAGGGACGCGTAGAAACACAGACTTTTGACGCATCTCGACAGCTTTCTTTACTTTTCGTTCCATGGTCTCGTACACTTTCGTCAGCATCTCCTTGAGCGTCTCGCGTTTCCGAGCCTCGAGTGCCTCGATGGTGGTGATGTCAATCATCCTTCCTGCTCTTGTCGCATTTTAAATTTGTTCAGGTCAAACGCAGTTGGGTTCACGCTCCCTCGCACCTCGTCGAGATCGAGGAACTCCTTCGCCGTTGAACTTTCATATACGGAAGAATCCACAGCGTCGTCTCGTATGTCGAGCGGCTGTGTGTTGAGTGCGAGGATCTCTATGGCGTCGCCACGGGTGTGGATTGTGCTCACCGCGGCGAATCCGTGGGGCATCCCGCCTTGTTTCACGACCAGGTATTGAATCTCGTACAGTGTGTCTCTCTCCCCGAATTCCCGGTGTCGGTAGGCGCGAATCGCGGTCGTCTCGATTATGTACGTTGGGGCGTTAACTCTCCGCTGGATGGCCATATTTGTTTGAAGGACGAATTTATTCATCGTTTCGCTATTTATTTTTGGTTCAAACTCGTCATATTTACTTTTGTCCACGACCGCGTCGTAGATTTCGACCTCGCGTGTGGGTCGCGGCTTGTGAAAAAATTCACTGAACCCCTCGCGCCTGTTAGGGAGCAGGGTGACGAGCACCACGAGAAGAATCGCGACGACTAGGGCGTTCATTTAATAATTAACTACAAAAAATATCTGAGGTAGTTGTCGCGGAGAATTAGCGTATGTGCGTCTGTGTGTGATTACATATTTATTTACTTGTTTTGTATGTGTGTTTTCTCGATCAATATCGAAACGGTCGCGTGCATGTCGCAATTTTTCATTTCAATTATTTCAATTATTTCATTTATTTACTCATCCTTTTTATCGTCGTCGTAGTGCGAGTCGTCGTCGTCGCTCGTCGACTCGTCCTCGCTCTCGACGTCAGTAAATCTGTGTCGAATAGCGCTGCGAAGAGTCTCTCCTGGGTCGTCGTCGCGCGCGCACTTTTGATAAATGTGCTGTCCCATGAAATAGATAAAATGAAGGACCCAAAGCGCACAGAAGAACGTATCGCGCGCGATTGCGAGCAAAAAATCAACTGGGAATTTCTCCGGAATCGCCGAGACTCGACGTTCGAATTTTTGCCACGAAGTGTCCATTGTTATTGTTACTACTATGCGATTTCTTAGAATAAAAAATTTCGCGCGCTGAATTAAAAAAAGATGTCCCTGCTCATCTTTTCCACCAGGTGTCAGCACAGTAAATCTGTGATTGAGTTCGTTCAAAAACATGAACAACTCCAACAAATAGTCCACTATCACGACGTGAACGTGCGAGGCGTCCCTGAACAGTACAGGCATAAGATAAACCGAGTCCCCACAATGTTGACGAAAAATGGAAAAATATTAGTGGGCAACGAAATCATCAACTGGCTCCGCTCACTGCTCCCGAGCGAAGAAGTCGAAGGGCACGGGTTTGGGGGGCACTTTTCCATGGTGGGGATTAATGGTGAAACTATCGACGACGGAAGTTCGTTTTCTCTCGACAGGTACGGGGAATCCATCGCCCCGCCCATGACACCCGAACTCGAGGCAAAGATCAGTAAGCCGGTGGGTAATGGAGTGGCGTACGAACAACTACCTAGTTAAAGAGAAGAGATCATGTAAAAGAAAGAAAGATGCGTCTCGTGACGATCCAAGCTTCCGCATTCAAGTCCACCTTCGAGACGCTCAAAGATATCCTGAACGACGTGAACATCTTCTTTCGGCCAGATGGCGTGTCTATGTGCACGCTCGATGTGGCGCGAACGTCTCTCGTCGACCTGTTTCTAGCGAAAGAAAACTTTGAGGAATACGAATGCGACGAAGAGGAAATCATCTGCGGTGTCAACATCGCAAACACGTTCAAGCTGTTCAAAACGATAACTAACACCGACGTTCTCACGCTCTCGATCCCACCCGGTGGCAAGGAGTATTTGCACATCGAGATATCATCCGAGGCAAAGAAGCAATCGTCGAAATTCGATCTCAAGCTTCTCGACATCGACGAATCACGGATCGAGGTCCCAGAGATTCCCAACGACCAGATCGTGTCCACGACGCTCCCGTCGACAGACTTCCAGAGGCTATGCCGGGACATGTCCAACATTGGTTCCGAGATCGCCATCGCGCGCAAGGAAAATGTACTCAAGCTCCAATGCGAGGGCGATTTCGCGAATCAAGAGACGAGCATAGAGACGTGCGAGCGCATCGACACATCGTTCTCAGGGACGTACTCGCTCCGATATTTGAACATTTTCACCAAGGCGACGGCGATGTGTTCGACGGTATCGTTGATGCAAGAGACAAATAACAGGTTTCTGATCTTGAAATACAACGTCGCGAACCTCGGTGAGTTAAAATTCTACCTCGCGTCTAAGCAACAAGGTTAAGAGTCGAGTCAGAGACGGTAGAAACCTCTTTTTGTAATCCAAGTGCATTCACAACTCTCAGAATTGGAAACTCGTTTTGTAAGACATCCTCGGTGTACGTGAAGAGATCGCGAAGCGGGACGAGCTCACCGTGGAAATCCCCTTTGGGACCGCCGTACTTTTTGATTTTTGTCGTCACGTCGCGCTTAGGCTTGCCGTCAGCGTCACACAGGTGGGCGCGACTGATAGGGATCGAGAATGACATACCGGCCGGCTTTGCCGGTGGCCATTCGTGGTTGAGATTGTTCGAGATGTATTTGTAAGGCTTGCCATCGTACCAGTACTTGACTCTCGTGATCACTCGCGTAACGCAATCGGGCTTTTTCGTCACGTTGTAATCTTCGGGCTCGTTGAGCGATACCAGATAGTTGAGGTGATCGCGATGGGAAAACCACTCCCAGAAATCGCACTGATGGCGCCAGAATGTATCCATGAGCTCACGTTTCGCGCGTTCGGCGTCCGTGACGAAGTACTCGAGATCAACGCGCGAAACGGCGTAATCGGAGGGAATAGTGAGTCTGCGCCAAAATGCAATGACCGGCACGATGATGTTCATCAAGATCCAAGTTAAAAGAAAGTTCATCTCTTCTTGCAGGAGATGGAAGGCAACTTTTTAAGTAGGCTGGAGAACAACATCTCCGAATTCACAACCAAGATCGACGGAAAAGATTGCAAAGATCATAGGCGTGAGCACGAATCAGATCTCGCCGAATATCTCTTGAAGTGCATGCCCTACATCAAAGCTTATGCAGATGACGATGCGTGCGAAGATGACGACACGAACAGGGACAATGTCTTCGGAGCGCAGGAGACGGTCGGACTGAAACGGGGCGAGTTGTATGAAGATTACATGTACCACGTCGAAGGCGTCGAGAGCGCGAAGCCGTTCCGCGCGCATCATCGAAACATTGAGTACAGATGTTCGGCTTGCGATTCAACGAACATGTGCCATTTTTCGGAGACTGCCGACCTCGTGTGTGAGGACTGTGGGCTCGTGAACAAAATGCTTCTGTCAGAAGAATTGACGTACAGAGAAGAGCAAGAATCGACGAGTCGGATCGTCAACTACGCGTACAAGCGCGAGAACCACTTCAACGAATGGCTGAGTCAGTTTCAGGGCATCGAGACCACGACCATTCCAGATGAAGTCATCGTCGCGCTCCGAGAAGAGCTCAAAAAGATGAAGATCAAGGCGGCGAAAGATATCACACACGCGCGCGTTCGCGGGCTCTTGAAAAAGCTTCGCATGAACAAATACTACGAACATGTCCCTTTCATTACAAACATGTTGAACGGCGTCCGACCACCCAGGATGCCGATAGTGTTAGAAGAGCGATTGCGTCTCATGTTCAAGGATATTCAGGCACCCTTCGAAAAACACGTGCCCGCGTCGCGGAAAAACTTTTTGTCGTACTCGTATGTCCTCTATAAATTCGTGGAGTTGCTCAGCGACTACGATGAGTTCCTTCAGTACTTCCCTTTGCTCAAATCGAAGGAGAAGCTCCACCAACAGGACGTCATCTTTGAAAAGATTTGCAGAGAGCTCCGGTGGGAGTTCATTCCGACCATTTAAAGGATTGGCAGTCTCTTAACTCAGAACATGTTGAACCAGTACGAGCGGTACGTCATCGAGGAGGCGAGGCACTACATGGAAAAGGCACGCAAGATATTGGAAGAAGGACTACTAGATCCCGAAAAGTATTACAAGGAATCGAAAGACGACTACGAGAAGTTGGTCAAGATCATACCTTTTCTCTATCTGATGAATCAGGCACCACTTCCGTCGAACCTGTGAGAGGCACGCGCTGGACCTCGGCGTTGGGTGTTCCCCAAAAGTTCACGAGATAGCCGACATCTATGTTCAATAGGTCCAAATACCTCTGTAATTGAATCACATTATCCCCATTCAGCTTCGATTTGACGGCTTTAAATTCGAGCACGATCTCGTTGTTCACGATGACGTCCGGTTGGACCATCCCGCAACACTGACCGTGGAAGAAAACACTCACCGCGCGTTCACAATCGAAGGGTATCCCCTTCTCGCGGAGCGCGATGCAAAACGCGTTTCGGTAGACGCATTCTTTGTGCCCGAGGCCGAGCTCGCGGCGAACCTCGTGCGCGATGGCTTCGATGTCGACGTCAATCATCTTCCTGTCGTATCAGGTGATCTCTTCTTTAAATAGCGTTTTTACCATCTTTAAGCATAAATATGGTAAAAGTGATATAGTCTAACTAGCGAGAAGCACGATCATGAGGCAGCAGCACGAGACGCTCACGAAAGACACACCACCGACACCACCCAGGGCTTTCTTTTGATTCCCTTCGTCCGACGTTGAATATCCGAAGATCTTTTCCGGAACTTTAAACTTGTTCTCTTCTTTCGCCGCGGCGACGGCCGCCGCGATCAATTCTTCGCGTTTCTTCTTCTCATCTTCGGCTGCCTGTGCCTTGTCCTTTGCAGCTTGCGCCGCCTTATCCTTGGCCGCCTGCTTCGCGGCGTCTTTCTTCTTCTGCTCCGCTTCGAAGTTAATGTTACACGCCTGCGCCGCTTTGACGCCCGCGGCAGCCTTGATGTTATCGAGCTCCAAGATTTGATTGCAGATGGCGAGTTTGTTGGCACATGCCGGCATGCCGGTGGTTGGCTCATACACATCGCCGCTACAAATGCTCGGAACGATACAATCAGGGTTCCCGAACAGTCCCGTGGCGCTCATGAGACCCGCGTCTTCGAATTCTTTTATGCCCTCGACTACCTCCTTGCATCCGGGTAGGGTTTTGTTGTTCTTACAGTGTTGGATGAAATCCGTGCGCGCGACGTTTATGCATTTACATCGCGGATGCGTCGGCTCCTTTTTGCAGAATGCGATCCCTTTCGATTTCTTCAAGGCTGCGCTCGATAACTTATCGTAGCACGTCTCCTTGGTGTTGTCGTCGACGACGACCGGCATGTTCTTAACTTGCGCACAAAACGCCGTGCTTCTGGTGTCACCGGGTCGGTATTGTCGCGAGTTTGGGTTCGACGCGAAACTCGGTCGGTCCTCTGGCAGGCAATTCGAAACACCGAACAGGGCTTGCTCATACATGTTCTTACCGCACGCCTGCGTCGCCAACTTTTTCGCATCTTTACTCCACTGGCGAAGCGTCGATCCATTGGCGTCAAAAGAATACATGTATCCGTTATCGAGGTGAATAGAGCTCGCGGCGTCGCCACCACCGGGGAGATCTTTGCTGCATTCTGGTCTACACCGACGTGCCGGAATACCCATTGAATCAAATCCATTAGCGGGTACCCACCCATCAAACAGAGTGTGGGAGCCCCCCTTATAATCACTGTGATTGTATGCGCGCACCTTACACCTTCCGTGACCACCTGGCCTTAGTGAATAAGACGTCAACTTATCATTGTACATACCACATTTTCCCTCGATCCAGTTACATGATTTGTTTTTAATTTTCGATTTGTGTCCGTGTGCGTCCCACGACCAGTGCTCGCGGAGAATCATTTCACAATCACCGTACACGACGTGGTTGTTAACGTGAACTCCCATCTATCATCCATCAACATTATTTTACATGAGTCTTCCTGTGGAATATTATATCGGCGTATTCCAGGAATGAATCCGACCTTTGTCCTGCTCCTCGTGGTACTTTCGTGCATCATGGTGGTCGCGGGCTCGGGTGCGTATGCATACGCCAACATCCAGGAGGTTCCACCTGTTGAGCCTGTCCGAGACAAGCTCGGTAAGGTGTTGCCGGTGCTGGAAGAGCCCGAGTCGGGTGACTGTCAGGGCACGGTGTATAAAAAGCGCGGGGTCTGTAAAAACGCGAGCGGTGACATTCTCGACGGCTCCGAGGGTAAGTGCGGTAAAGGCAAAGTCAGTTGGGCGCTCGATGTGAAAGACCCAGGATACAAAGCGGAATTTGGACCACTCGGCAAGTGCCCAAACTTCGAAGAGCTCAGGGACTGCGAGGTGCCGTGTCCGAAACCGTGTGAAGGTAACACCTGGAAGAAAGGACAGTGTGTCCGGAAGGACGCGAATGGCAAGGTGACCGTGCTCGATGGGACAAAAGGCAAGTGCGGCGATGGCATCTTGGATCTTACTCTCGACACGACCGCTGCCGACTATAAACCGGCCGTTGGCTCTGGAACGTGTATCACGAAAAAGGAGGGAGCGTGTTTTGTGAAGTGTCCCAAGCCAGAACCACCGAAGTGCTCGTACGTCACGGCCGGTTGGCAGAAAAATGATCTCGGATGCGTCACGTCCAAAACACCGGCAGCCGATGGCAGTTA